GAAAACGGAGATATTTCCTATATTCAAAGTGCTGGGAATATGGAATATCATCCAATTTTACAAGCACCTTATCATCCCTTTATGAATCAACATCCGTATCCAAAAATAGTTAATCCTTGGTCAATTAAAACACCAAAAGGATATTCTATACTTATAATTCCACCAGTACATGGAGGAAATCAATTTATAAAAATAGCAGAAGGTTTTGTAGATACAGACAAATATCATAGTGCGATTAACTTTCCATTTGTTTTAAATGATGTTAATTTTGAGGGATTAATTCCAGCAGGAACTCCAATTGCACAAATAATTCCAGTAAAAAGAGAAGATTGGTCTCATGAAATACATGACACAACGGATGATAGTTCTTTTTTTAAAACTGATAAATTATTAAAAAGTAAGTTTTATGATAGATATAAAACTTTATTTTGGGAAAGAAAGTCGTACAAATAATGTTTAACAAAAAAATAAATAAAATTCGCCATGCTGTTTCAAATGATTCTTTTCCAACTATTCATCCAGCCAAGTCTGTTGTTCCAGATTGGTATAAAGATCAGCCAAAGTTTTCTGATGGAGTAAAAGATATAAAAAGGTTGCCAACTAACTTAAGTTTTAAGATGTGTTCATCATTTGGAGATGCTTTTTTATCTGGATATTCTGTTCCTCTTCCAATAGATATTGCAGTTGAAGAGGTAGATGGAAATCCAATAATATCTTGGGCTTCAATGGCAACTCAAAAAGGATTTTTAGAAATTAGAGACAAGTCATTTTCTGAAAAATTACCAACTCCAGAAGGATATTATGATCAACATATAGTTTGGAATACACAATTTTATATTGAGATACCAAAAGGATACAGCGTTTTAGTTACTCACCCATTTAATAGATACGATCTACCTTTTATAACTTTAACTGGAATAATAGATGGAAAATATTCAGTTCCTCCAGGATCCATTCCTGTATTTTTTAGAAAAGGTTTTGAAGGGGTTATCCCAGCAGGAACTCCAATAATGCAAATACTTCCTTTTAAAACTGAAAATTGGGAATCTATACATGATCAATCAATTAGAGAAGAGGCAAACATTAATGACCTTAAATCAACTAATGCAGCCTACGGATGGTATAAAAAAAATATTTGGAAAAAGAAGTTTTATAATTAATGAACATTTTTTCTAATTCAGAAGAGTGGTCTGAACTTAGCATTAAAAAAACGGGGATCCCAAGACCATATGCAATTGTTCCTAAAATATATTATTTTAAAAATAATAAAAGATATTTAGCAAAAAAAATACCAATACCATACCAGTCTACACCTGGAGAAAATGAACCCATTAGGCTAAATATGGAAAATGAAGAGTATGTAGTAAGTAATGACCTTTGTTCATATTGTGGACTGGATATAGATAAAAATATCGATTCCGCAAGATGGATGATAGAAAAAGAAAAAGATGCAGAAAATGATTTAAGAGATTTTGTTCCTTCAGATTTTCGTCCATTTCACATAGAGTGTATGAAGCAGGCAAGAATATATTGTCCGTTTATGAGAACTTTAGATGATTCTAATTTTGATATAAAAAAACAAGAACTTAATTTAGAACTTGCAAAAAAATATACTGAAGAAAGATTTCGTATAAGGTGGAAATTAAAAGATAGATATTATATAAATGATTAAAGCATAAAAATACCCCCAAAGACAAAATCTAAGGGGGTAAATTTATATAAAACTATTTAGGAAATTTATTCATCCACATTCTAGTTTTAGGTGTTATTCCCTTCCAAGAAGACCAATCTTCTCCACCCCTAGACATGTAGTATGCAATCTCAGCATTTTTTACTGGATTAAACAATTCAGCGTTAGAGTCAAGATCAAACTTATTTCGTCTATCTGGACCCAAGTTATCAATCATATTAATTTGAAACATCCCGTAGGATGAGTCCCCAGTCTTATGGTTTCCGTTAAATGCTAAAGGACGACCATTAGATTCTTTCTTGGCTATAGCCCAAGCCACTACTAAATCCTTGCCTTCAAATCCCACCAGAGAAAGCAACTTCTTTAATTCAACATCTGTAAGATGTGTTTTGTTTTCATAACGTTCTAACATTTTTGCTTTAGAAACAACAAAAGCCACCTTGTGGGTGGCAGCAGGGTTTTCAGCCTGTTTAATTAGTAAGTTATTTTCCGTACTTGACGCATTGGCAAAGTTGCTAAATGGTGCAACAACTCCAACCATTGCTAGGATTCCAATCCAAGCCTTTAAATCTCTTCTCATAATAAAAACCTCCTAGAGACTAAAAATGCTACTTGTTAGTAGCATGTATTAATTATAACATGAATTTGGCTTCAAAGTCAAACTTTAGGTAACATTTCTATAACTTTTTAATTTTTATGCGGGTAAGTGGTATAATAATAAGTACTATGGCTACTGGTGCAACTACTAATTATGATCTTCCTTATCCCGTTTTAAGTGACCCTGTAAATGTTCATGAGGACATTCAATCACTTGCAGAGAGATTAGAGGATATTTTATCTAATGTTGGTACTCCTTTTATTTCTTTAGAGGTTAGAAATACAACAGGTTCAACAATTGCAAAGGGAACTCCAGTATATATTTCTGGGTATTCAACAAAACCATTAATTTCAAAATGCGACTCAGATGATTTAACAACATTCCCAGTTGTAGGAATAACACAGTCAGCAATTTCAACTGCTACAGATGGAGTAATTATTGTTTCTGGAGTATTTGAAGGAATTAATACTTCTTCATACAGCGCTGGAGAAATACTATATGTTGCAAATGGTGGAGGACTTACAGATACAATTCCAACAGGTGGATCAGGTGCTGTAGCAGTAGTTGCAAAGTCAAATGCCTCAACTGGAATTATTATTGTTGGACAGCCAAAAGGCAATGGAACATGGGGGGCATTAAAAAATGGACTTGCCTAATGGTATAATTTAGAAATGGCTACATTAAGAGATCAATCACAAAGCGCATATGCTGTAGGATTAAAACCTCCAACCGTTACTTGGACGGTAGTTAGAGGAGACACAGCAGCCTTTAGAGTCTACGTTGCAGATGACAATAAAGATCCCCTTGTTATAGAAGACTGGACAATTGCCATGGAGATTAAGAGACCAGACACAACCCCTGGAGAGTTTACAGATAATGCAGAACTAGTTGTTGAACTTGAGCCCGTTCCATCAGAAGCAGATGCTGAAGGAGAGTTTACAGTTTCTTTAACTGCAAATGAATCAGTATTGTTAGAGACTGGTGATATTTTTGATATTGAGTTAAGGGATGCTTCAAGAGTTTGGACAGTTGCTCGTGGAACAATGATTATTATTGAGGATGTAACAAATAGCGAAGTAGTTTCATAAATATGGCTTTAGCAATAATTCTTGATGAGAACTTGCAAAAAGCAAAAACACTTAAGTCAGTTAGTTACCCCATAGCAAGTATAATTCCAATAACAAGAGGGGTTAAAATAAATGAAGTCCTACCTTTTAGGGTAAGGTTTACAACAATAGGTCTTGCTGGTGCAAATGCAAATGTTCCAGGAATTGGATTGCAAATTATTGGAATCAATAACTATATACTCTAAAATATATGATATAATTCAGACATGGCTAAAATATCATTATCAAACGTAAAGGCCCTGTTTCAGACGGGCGATAGACCTACTCAAGAAAATTACGTAGATCTAATTGATACAACTGCAGCACAGTCAACAGATCTGGGTTCTGCGGGTAACAATGAAGTAACAATCACTGGTATTGAGAACAGCACAATATTTGATAATTTTTTAACCACAGAGTGGAGATCCGTTAAGTATGTGGTCTCATTAAGCAAGACTGGTGGAGACAAGTTCTCTACAACAGAGTTAACCGTAGTCCCTGACGGTACAAATGTAAATGTCAGTGAATATGGAACAGTAGACACCAATGGGAATATTGGCACCGTTAGCGTCTCTATGGCAGGAACGACAGTTTCATTAACTATAGTTCCTGTGGGTGGGCAGACCCCGATTACCTTACGCTACATGCGTACTGGTTTGAAGGCTTAACCAAGGAGATAATAAATGGCAACAACAACAAAAGATTTTAGAGTAAAGGCTGGATTAGTAGTTGAGGGCGCAACCGCAACCGTTGATGGCCACGATATTCTTACAAAGAAGATTGTAGATGCAAAAGGTGATTTACTAGTTGGTACTGCAGATAATGCAGTATCCCGTGTCGCCGTTGGAACAAACGGGTATGTCCTTACTGCAGACTCTGCTGAAACAGGCGGACTCAAGTGGGCAGCCCCTGCAGCAGTTGGAACATTTACTTCAAGCATTCTTTTTGAAGGTGCTACAGCAGATGATTATGAAACAACACTTCAAGTAGTAGACCCAACTCAAGATAACACAATTACACTTCCAAACGTAACAGGTACAGTAGTTACAACTGGTGATACTGGTACAGTTACAGCAACAATGCTTGCTTCAGATTCAGTAACTACCGTAAAAATTACAGATTTAAACGTAACTACAGGAAAACTTGCTGCAGGTGCAGTAACTACAGCAAAAATTACAGATGCAAATGTAACTGCTGATAAACTTGCTGCAGATGCAGTAACAACTGCAAAGATTCTTGATTCAAATGTTACAGCAGCAAAGTTGGCTTCAGATGCAGTTACAACAGCAAAGATTCTTGATGCTAACGTAACAGATGCAAAACTTGCTGCAAACTCAGTTACAAATGCTAAGATTGCAGATTCAGCAGTAGACACAGCAGAGATTGCTGCAAATGCTGTAACAACAGCAAAGATTGCAGATGTAAACGTAACTACTGGTAAACTTGCAGACAGTGCTGTAACCGCTGCTAAACTTGCTTCAGATGCAGTAGAAACAGCAAAGATTGTAAATAGCGCAGTAACAGAAGCGAAGATTGCAGACGGAGCAGTAACTTCAGCAAAGATTCTAGATGGCACAATTGTAAACGCTGATATTAATGCATCAGCAGCAATTGCTCAATCTAAAATTGATGGTTTAACAACATCGCTTGGTGAGAAACTAGCACTTGCTGGTGGAACAATGTCTGGCGCAATCGCAATGGGTACATCTAAGATTACAGGTCTTGGAGATCCAACATCAGCACAAGATGCAGCAACTAAGAACTATGTAGATACAACAGTTCAAGGTATTGACTGGAAGGCATCTGTACGGGCAGCAACAACTGCTGCAGTAACACTTGCCTCTGATCTTGAAAATGGAGACACTCTTGACGGTGTAACTCTTGCTACTGGAGATCGTGTTCTTGTTAAAGATCAGGCAACTGGTTCAGAAAATGGTATCTATGTAGTTAAGGCATCTGGTGCTCCAGATCGTTCAACTGATGCAGATACAGGTGCAGAAGTAACTGCAAACTTTGCGGTATTCGTAGAGCAAGGAACAGCAAACGCTGACTCAGGCTTTACACTAACAAATAACGGTACAGTTACAATTGGTACTACAGCACTTGTCTTCACACAGTTTACTGGTCTTGGACAAATTGTTGCTGGTACAGGATTAGACAAGACTGGAAACACTCTTGACATTGATTCAACAGTAGTAACACTAACTGGAACTCAGACTCTTACAAATAAGACACTTACATCACCAACACTAACAACTCCTGATCTTGGAACTCCATCAGCAGCAACTCTTACAAATGCAACTGGTCTTCCAGTAGCAACTGGTATCTCAGGTCTTGGAACTGGCGTAGCAACATTCCTTGCCACACCATCTTCTTCAAACCTTGCAGCAGCATTAACTGATGAAGCAGGTTCTGGAACAGTGGCATTTACTACTAGCCCAACTTTTGTTACACCAACTCTTGGTGCAGCAGCAGCGACAAGCATTGCTTTTGCAGATGCCCTTGTTGGTTCTGCTCTAGCAACTGCTGGAACATCAGCAACGACAATCGATACATGGTCAGCAACAACATACTCTGCTGCTAAGTACATTGTTCAAATGAAAAAAGGCAATGACATTGAAGTAATTGAAATGCTTGTTGCAGTTAATGGAACGAACGATGTTTACGTAACAGAGTATGCTGATGTAATTAGCAACGCTGAACTAGGAACAACAAATGCAGTTTATTCTGCAGGAAATGTTCTTCTTCAGGTAACTGGAGCAGCAGCAGATACTGCTGTTAAGGTTCACAAAATCTATATCGAAGCATAATTTAGGGACGGGAGTCAACTATGGCAACAGTAAATAAAGACTTTAAAGTAAAGCATGGGCTTCAAGTAGCCGAAGGCGGTACTTTTGGATCACCTGTCGTAGTTGGCACCCCAACTGAAAATACACACGCAACAACAAAACTTTATGTAGATACAGCAGTTGGTACACCAACTATTGGAACAACAAAGCCAGCCTCTCCAGCAAATGGAAATTTATGGTTTGATACATTAACAGAACGTGCTCACATATACTACAATGGTGAATGGATTGCTCTTGCAAATCTTGAAGATTCTGAAACTCTTCAGGATCACATTCACGACACATCAATTGGTGGATCTGGACTTGTTGTAAGTACTTTTGTTAGTGGTGGGGCATACAATGAACCAGGATATCTTGTAAGTGCTGGACTATATAATACAGCATCTTGGGAGGAAACTTGGGTAGGCGGAGAAGCAGTAGATAATTTTAACTAAATTATCTGATATACTATGAACACATCACTAAGGGAGTTATAAATGGCAACAAGAATGCAACAGCGCAGAGGAACTGCAGCACAATGGGCGGCTGCAGACCCAGTTTTAAATGTCGCTGAAATTGGATATGAAAGCGATACAGGCAAGTTTAAGATCGGTGATGGCACAAACCATTGGGACGAACTTAACTACTTCCTAGATGCAGTTGATCAAGGTGGAAGCATTACTGATTATGTTCCATTAACACAAAAGAGTGCAGCCAGCGGAGTTGCAGCACTTGATGTAGATAAGAACCTTGTAGTACCTGGAGCATCTATCCACATAGAGGGCGCAACAGATAACTCATTTGAAACAACATTAACTGTTACAAATCCAACTGCTGATCGTACAATTACTTTCCCAGATGCTGAAGGAACAGTTCAACTTAGAGTCTCAAATGTTGATGATACAGAAATTGGCTACCTAAATGGTGTTACTTCTGGAATTCAAACACAGATGGATCTTAAGGCTCCTCTAGCAAGCCCAGCACTTACTGGAGATGCTACAGCAGTCAACTTGACAGTTTCTGGCAACTTAACAGTTAATGGAACAACAACAAACCTTAACTCAACAAGCCTAGTCATTGAAGATAAGAACATTGTTCTTGCAGATGTTGATACACCTACAGATACAACTGCTAATGGTGGCGGTATAACATTAAAGGGCGCAACAGATAAGACCTTTAACTGGGTAGATGCAACAGATGCTTGGACTTCATCAGAACACATTAATCTTGCTTCTGGAAAAGCGATTTACCTAAACGGTGGATTACTTAAGGATGCAACAGAGACACTTACAAACAAGACAATTGATGGAGCAAGCAATACTCTTACAGTTCGTCTTGCAAATGATATTTCTGGATTTGGTACAGGCGTAGCGACATTCCTTGCAACTCCTTCATCTTCTAACTTTGCTTCAATGATTTCAGATGAAATTGGAACTGGTAACGTACTACTTTCTGATATAGCAACAAATGCACAAGAAGCATCTTACACACTTGTTCTTGGAGACAAGGCAAAGGTTGTTGAAATGAGTAATGCTTCAGCAAACAACTTAACTGTTCCACTAAACGATACAGTT